TTTTGCATATACTGTTCAATAACTTTTTGAATGTTATCTTGATACTCATTTACTTGTTTTTTTATGTCTTCAGGAGCATCTTCACTTACAGATACAATTTTTTTAATACATAAGTCAGACCAAAACTCTACTGGATGGCCTCCTTCGCTAGTTGTATGTACCTCAATCATTCCTAATTCAGGCCCTGCTTTGTAACTCATTACCATTTATTCGGTTCTCCTACTTGGTTTTTTTTAAGATGACTATCATGTTTATCAATTAATATAGGTTCTTGTTCTTGTTTAAATTGCTGTACTTGACTTCTTTTTTTTGCAATTAAAATCCCTTTTTCATCGGTTATAACAACCAATGGATCATCAAGCCTGTGGTAGCCATAAAGTTTTTCATGTGTAGGAACTGCTGTATCAAGCAAATAACTTGTATGTGCAACTTCAACTTGAATGCCTTGATTCATAGCTTTGCTTAACCAAAACTCTACAGATGCTCTGCCTGATTCAGCAAAATGCAAATTGCCTTTATAACTAAAATCAACTCCAAATAATTTTATTTTTTCAACTTTATTCCAAACAGCAAAAGCGACTGCATACGAAACTGTATTATTTAAATAATGACAGCCACATGCCCCTAAAATTTCATTAATGGGATATTCGACTAAACCAGGACAACGATCATCTAATTCGCATGTATAAACTGGGCCTTCATGCTCAGTTAAAAGCTTTGACATACTATTGGTTTGGCCGCCTGCATCATCGGTATCTAAAAATCTAGATGGTGGGTCCATCATAAATACTCTATCGTGAAATATAACTGATGCTACTGCATTTATAGCCCAAACCTCATCAAAGTGTGCGCCATGTGATTTTGCTAAATTATAATCAAACCAACTACTGCCCATTCCCACAATAGCTACGGTTTTACCTTCAAGTTTCTTGATTGGTTTCATATCTTCTCCTTTTTTAAAAACTAAGTAATCTGCGTTCTTAACGAATCATATCTGTATTCGTCTCTTCTTCCTCTTGCCTCTGCTTTATTTTTTAGTCTTGCCATTTCTTGTTGAAATCTATCTTCGTATAGTTTCATCATATCTGGATCGCCTTTCATAAAAATGTAAGCTTCTACCAAACAACCATACAAGAGTCCATTTCTTGCATGTTCGGACATCCAAGTTCCAGTTGTATCTGTTACCAAAGAATTTGGTTTGTATAAATAATGTAGTTCAGTTGTATAGTTTTGATCTGGAACTGGCGCAATAATAAAACTTGTTTCTTCTGTTCCAGTATTTAGATTTTTATCAAAATCACCATAGTACAAAGGAATGCCTCTTGCTCCTGAGTCTGTTGGATCTGGCGCATACTCTTGCATAAAACTAGGGTGTTTTTTATCTAAATAATGATAATCACCATTAGCATCTATTACAGATAAAGAAAAAGACAGCTCAAAATCATTTGGTGCTGTTAAAAATCTAGAACCAGCGCTCATAGATCCTTTTACATTTCTTCTAAAATAATCAAACTGAACAAGCTCAAATATTCTTTCTTCTGCATTTTTAATAATGTCGTCCAAAGTGCTAACAAAAGTTGTTTCAGAGTTTTCTGAAAAATTTTGAATTAAAGTTTTTAATTCGGTTAATGTTAAAGGACTGCTCATATTAAGTGTTTAATTGTCCACCCATGCCTGAGTGATTAGTACAGTAATAATAAAGCGTAGGTGCTCCACTTGCAACTTCTATCTGGGTGTAAGCCCCTGAAGAGCCAGGAGTGCCACTTGTAGTAACGCCTGTTGTATATTCAGATCCACCAGCATGAGTTCCATCTGAGGTTGTAGAAATTCTTAACGGATGACTGCTGTTGGTATTATCAGACTGGTCAAATTTGTAAGTTTGGCCTTCTGTTAAAGTTAAAGTTGGAGCGCGAGAACCATCAATATAAAAATAATTTGATCCCAAGTAATCTGCTACCGTAACAGTATAAGTTGTTGGGCTTGGAGTAGGGCTTGGACTTGGAGAAGGCGATGGAGACGGAGCAGAACCATCTGTAACAACAGATACAGATCCTAGGTCACTTGCTATTTCAGAAACTGTAAAATTTGCTCCTATAATATCTGAGTTCATATAATGAGGTGTGTAGATATCGGTATAAACAACCACAACATAACCTTCACCAACTTCTTTATCTGTATCTGGTCTTGGCCTGTAAAGTGCTTGAGGATCAGCAGGAGCTGTATGCGGTTCTAGTTGAGGGTGTTTTGGCTCAAAACATTCAGAACAAACTTTAAAACCAGTCCATTCTTTTTTTAAATCTTTTAAAGGATATTCAAACGCACACCTGTCGCATAAACCTATTGCAAATTTACCTGAAGCGTAAGACATGTTACCTCAAACTATTAAACGGCCTAATTCTAAATGATGCTTTATCCTCATCAGTAGACATAGCCCTATCAAATTCTTCTTCGTATACTTGTTTTAATAATTGAACTTTTTCTGGAGCTCTTTTGATTGCAATATAATATGCAAGACCTGCTGCAAAACAAGGATAGAATCTAAAAGGCATATCCATTGTATTAGTTGCAGCGTCGGCATCATCCATTCTAATCATCTTATTAAAAACTAAAATGTCTGTTGAATTTTCTGGCGTAGGCCAAACTTTTAAAACAGGTGCATTTAATTTATCTAAAAACCATTGAGAAGGCATGCTTTGAGTTGTTTTATTGGGGATGTTTAAATAAGAACTTCTGCTTAACCTATCAATAGAAATGTCCGTTTGTTCTCCATTTGTTGTACGCCTTAAAACAACATCTAGAATATCAATCACGTTAGAATTTAAAGTGTATTCAGCTGTTCCTTGAGTAACAGTTTGAGTGTCTTGCTCTATTGTCCATTGGTTTAGGCCTCGGTTGGCCCATTCAGCAAGCATTAAGTTGATAGATCTTCTAGCAGTTTTTAAATCATAACCAGTTCTAAGCTCTAGACCACATCTTTCAAATGCTTCTTCTACGAACTCAGCTACGTTTGGTTCAAAATTTGTACTGCCTGAAAGTGCCATAACTAATCCTCTGGAGCGTATAAATTATTAAATGTTATGTTTGGGTCCATATAGCTCTCATGTTGTTCTGCTGAATGCGTCCATTGAGAGGGCATAAAATCTGGTGCTCCCTCGCCTACACGCCACAAAGCAGGATTTGTTGCTCTTACTCTATTATTTGGTAAAGCTACAAAACTGCCAGTATACTCACCAGCGTCTGTTAAATATAGCACATGTGATTGCTTATGTTGAGCGGGATCATCTGCTATAGAGTTCTCTGTATAGTCTACAGTAAATAAATACTTTCCTGTATAAAATTCTCCTCCTATTTTGCATACCCACGGAGATGAACTTACCCTGTTCATAACTACAACAGAGTGCTCATGGCTTAAACAATCCCAAGGTTGAGCTAAATGGTCTTCCATTGGAGTTGGCCATTCTTCTAGAGGGATGTCTGCTACTAAAGCTTGTATAGGCATTCTTGCCCACATAGCGCCACCATGAACATTTGGCGCGTCTTCTTCATTATCTATTTCGCACCCAGTAAATACTACTTGAAATGATAAAGATCTGTCTGGAATTGTATTAACAGCTATAACAAGAGCATGCAAATACTCTCCGTGATAGTTGCTATGATTTGCCGTAAATTCTTTTCTTACCCAACATTTAAACTGAGGTATGTTGGAAATTAAATATGACATGTAAGGTGCAAATTAAACTTTGCCGCCTTTTGCCATATATTTAGTGCCTTTCATAGCGCCGCCCTTGGACATGTATTTAGTACCCTTCATAGCGCCACCTTTTGCCATATATTTAGTGCCTTTTGCTGCACCGCCTTTAGACATATATTTAGTTCCTTTTACAGAACCGCCCATTGCATAGCCTTTAGTTCTTTTATACATTATTTTTTACCTTTTTTAGTTGTTTTCTTTGTTGCAACTTTCTTAGCTGGAGCTTTCTTAGCTGGAGCTTTCTTTTTAGGCATATTAAGATAGATGCGATCTTCTTTTACAGGCTCATCTGGTCTTACTTTTGCTTTTAACCTTGCGGCCTCTTTAGCTTTCATTTTATCTTTTTTTGTCATAATTGCCTCTCTGGGGTTTTTTAATTTTGCAATAATATTATTCTATCTTAATATATTAGCTATTGCTCCTAATAAAATTTAGTTTTTTTTCTTTTGTTATTCATTACTTTACCACATCCTCTAGCAATTCTAATCTCCACGACATCGCCTTCTGATTTTTTAACTCTGCCATTTTTCCAACTAATTCTTTTAGAGCTAGTTTTCTTCTTGGCTGCTGATGTGCATTGAGCTTTTGTTGGTCTACAAGCAGGATAACTTCTACGTTTTTCACCTTTTTTTCTACCGCAAGGCTTACCAGTTTTACAGTCTACCCATCCTGTACCATCATTTTTAGAAAACCAATCTCTAAGTGTTTCTTTTTTAGCCATTAGCTTAATTTAGTTTTGGTTCTTTTGCCTGCGAGCATGTTGTTAAAACCTCTTGCTTGAACAAATGTTACTTCGCCACCAGTTGCTTTTTTTGTTCTTTTTTTACTATTGCCGTAATTGGCTGCGCCAACTTTTCTGCATTGGACCAATCTACCACTAGCATATGCACTAGGCCAAACTTTTGCACTACGCTTTACTTTATGATAACAAGCATCTTTTTTTCCACTAGCCATTTAACATTTCCACCTTCGTCTTGCTTGACGTATTCTTGAGTTAGGATTATTTCTTGTTTTAGCTGAACTACGTTTAAGTTGTCCAAGCGATCTAGCGCAATATGATTTGCGTCTTTTAGCAGCTTTGCTGCCTTTTTTAACTTTGCCGGTGACAGCAGTTTTTAACTTAGACCCAGGATTTTTACGTCTATAAGCAGCGACACCCGCCTTAGTCATTCCCGCCCCAGACTTAGTGGAGCGGAAATTCTTTTTGTTGCGTTTTGGCATTTCACCTTTTGACGCCATAATAGTTTACTCTATGAGCAGGGTCATTACATTGCCAGTGCCTGTAAAGGCAGAGACAAAACAACCATTGTCAGCAAGTATTCCATCATTAGGGATATATACGTCATTCCAACCAGTG